ACTCACTTATTTCTTTGGCGATACCAGTTTCTGTCTCAATAGAGACATATACGGCGTCTCTTTTGGAGATTCTGATGGTATCTCTTCTTTGTCGGGAAATATTTTTAGTGTCTTGTATGGATAACTCTTTGTCCATAGTATTGCATGATCTTTCTTAAATTTTTCAATTCGCATTTTTAATAGTGCGATTCTATCTTCGCTATCCAGTGATGAATCTATTCCAGTCGATTGCATTTTTTATCTGAAATCCTCTGTTATTTATCTGTCTTAAAACAGCCTCTAAATAGTTGACTTTCTCTTCTTGTACTGATACCCTAAGACTATGTTCTGTAAGAGCATCATCACTATCAACATATAAATCAACTTCGTTCTTTAATAATTTTTTGTAAAATTGTTCTCTACCAAGTTCTTTTAATTCTTCTTGATCTAGTTCACCTAGATAATACTCTAGTATTAATCTACGTTTCTTTTTAAGTTCAGCTTTAGCTTGAAACATTTTTATTCGTTCTGCCATAAATATCTTTAAGTATTTATTATGAACTACTGGTATATTCGAACTTTCTGTGGCTAATTCTGTTTCGTCCATCTGACTATCTTTATTCCACATTTCCATAATATCTTCAATCTTCATTCACATCTTCCTTTTTACGATAAACTTCTACGTAACTTTCACATTTAGGACAAGATAAATTAGTTACCATATCATAATCTTCATTATCTTCTTCAATATCGTGATCCCCACCCCAAATCAATTCATTACTACAATGCCAACATCTCATATATCAGTCCCTTTACTTTGCTCTAAAACTTCCACTATCTTCTTTTCAGTAGAACATATAACACGTTCTATATCTTTTGCTCTACCATATTCCATATAAAGTTTAGCAGTCATTTTTTTAATTAGTACTGGATCGTTAGCACCATTAATACACTCTTCTACAGTTTCAAATGAAGGCCTTTCGAATACGTACATATCTTTCATACCATTGGGTAACAATGTACTAAAAATAATAACAATCAAATAATCCATAACTATCTCTTTTTTAATTTTTTCTGTGGTTTCTCTATCTCTGGTTCTGGTGATTTATTGAAAACAACTTTCTGTCTCATTGATAATTGAGAGCGGAACTTATGTCTATGTTCAGGTACATTTTCGACATAAATCTTTATAGCAGTATAACCAAATCCTTTAAATAAAAGTAATCCTTTTCTCCATACAATACCTTTCCCTCTATCTAATTCAAGGGCAAAATCTCCATATGTATATGTTAATATAGACATTATAACACAATTACTTTACTGTGTCAATTGAATACTTTCTATATGCAAATTGAACTGAACCCACTAGATATTCTATTTCAGTTCCTTGCACGTTAAATTCTAATGCACCTAAACTTATTGGGTACAAATCTATGAATTTAATCTCAATGTTGGGTTGATATTGTGCAGTAGTAACTATAAGAGATCCATCTGAATGAGTTAACCCTGCATGAGTGTTTGTTTGTTGTAGTGTAGATTGTAGATTTGCTCTTTGTTGAAAGTTATCTGGATATCCTAATCCTTCTAACCAATCATATATTTCTTTAAAGTTTTCTAAATCTTCATCTACTTGAAATCTTAAATCTAATGGAGAAAATACAAGCTTATCACCTGGTACTGGTATCTTAATAAAGATATTTTCTTGATCTACTTGTCCTAATGTGATGTCTGGTATAGATGCCGCTGTACAAAAATAATTGACATTTGGTAATTTTTGAATAGCAAATTTAAAACCCTGGGGTGATAAAAAGCTAAGATTTCCGGGCATAGTTCCTTGAAGTGCCATTGCGTAAACTCCTTATATACTCTATTTATAAGTTTACGCAATGACTAGTTTATAATTAAGGCTTCATAGCATCAATGCCAGGAAGATAGTCACTCATACCCAATAATTCTCCAGTAGAGAATTTACCATCGAACGGATCTAATTGTCCGTCATGAATTTTATTAGCTATCATAACAGCAACGTCAGACACTTCTTCGGGCATATTTGTCATTGGAGCCATTTCTACCATTCCAGTATCCATACCTCCCCAAGTATCAGAAGTTTCCCAACTACCATCAATAACAGCCATTACTCTTTCAACATAGTAAGGACCCCATTGATCAATTATAGCAGTCAATTGTGTATTTGGGGCAAACATAATCATATCAGAAGCTTGTCCAAAAGCTTTCACTCCGTATTCTTCAGCAACTTGTAAAGCCGCTGGTGAATCTGTATGCTGTGTAATGATATCAGCACCTTGTTGTATTAATACTCTAGCGGCATCGCCTTCTTTACCTGGATCATACCAAGTATTTACCCATACTACATCAATATCAAAATCAGGATTTACAGAAGTAGCACCTAACCAAAACGAATTAATTCCACGAATAACTTCCGGGATAGGAAATGAAGCAATATAACCAGCTTTACCTTTTTCACTCATCATTCCTGCAATCACGCCTTGTATATATCTACCTTCATAAAACTTTGAAGAGTAAACTGACATATTAGGGGCAGTTTTATAACCAGTGGCATGTTCAAATTTCACATCAGGAAATCTTTTAGCAACTTTTAACATTGCGTCCATATATCCAAATGATGTAGCAAATATAATATCAGCACCTTGCAGAGCCATATTAGTCATAACTCTTTCAGCATCAGGACCTTCAGCAACATTCTCTACATAAAAAGTTTCTACTAATCCACCTAGTTCTTCTTCAACCATCTGTCGGCCTTGATCGTGCATATATGTCCAGCCATGATCGCCTACTGGTCCTACATACACAAATCCCACTTTAACTTTTTCATCTGCTAAAGCGGGAGTAATTAAAAATAATGACAATAGTATTATTGTCAATGATCTAATAAAATTCATTGATAATCCTTTCGAGGGTGTTGTGGCAGGATCGTAAGGAGATACTCTGCCAGTTTTTGATAATACGTTACATTTGTCGTAACACAACTATATAGTATTTCAAAAACCCAAAAAAAAGAGGGCCGTTAAGCCCTCTTAAAGTTTTTATGTGATACTGAGATTACATTAAGTTATTAACTTTTGTTAATCTGTAATACTTGTTACCATCTCCAGAACCAAGTCTAGCCGCAACACCGTTAGCATCAGCAGTAGCGAAAGGATTTGCTACCATACCGTAACGAGTTTTGAAACCAATCTTTGGTTGGAAAGATTGCTCACCTATTGCTCTCACCATTTGTAGTGGAACATAAGGACAATAGAAAAGTCCAGCATCAAAGGCACTAGAACCTTTATATCCTAATGTGTAGTAATGAGCCGCAGAAGCGCCTGAACTTGCAGGTGCAAAATAAGGATCGATATACACTTTGATTCTTCCGTTAAGAACACCAGCAAATGTATTTCCTGTATCGTCTACGTTTAGGTTATTGTTTAGAGCAGGTGTGTAGTCAAGTACACCAGCCATTTGAAGTGCAGAAGCTACATCAGAAGAACATAACATTACGTTACCTTTACCTCGTCTGGTTGCTTTTGCTAGTTCGTTTGCATCACGTTCAATGTTGAACATTAAGCCTTTGAACTTTTCAACACTCCAACGTCCATTTGAGTCTGTGTCGAGATCAAATGTACCAGCGGCAGTTGTGTTGTTTTGCGAACCAGCTACAGCAGAGTAGTTAATTGTTCTAACAACTTCTCTGTTGATCTCAGCTAAGATTTCAGCAGATAGTATGTTTGACAATTCGGTTTCAGCATCAAGTCCGTGAATTGCTTTCAAGTCTTGTGCTAATTCCATTGTGTACTCAGCTTTTAGGGCTCTTGAAACAGCAGTTACAGAAATTTTCTCGATTGAGAAAGCCATTTCGTTGAAACCGTTATTAGCAGTTCCATCACCCAATGCTTCAGCAGTGGCTGTTGACATACCAGTGTGGACGTTATAAGCACCACCAGTTGAAGAAGCCGATCTTGCAGTAGGATCAGTTCCTGTCATTGTTCCACCAGCAGAAGAGTTAGCCGCCGCGAAAGAGGCTGTATTCGCTCCATTACCAGAACCTCTAGATACGTGAGTTCCTGCTTCATTGAAGAGTGCTTCACTACCTGTTTGAGATGCTAGTCTTGATCTCATTGCGAAAATGAGTCCTGTTGGTCCAGTCATTGGTTGAACACCGCAAACATCATATGCTATAAGATTTGGCATAGAACGTCTTACGAGTGAAATTAAAACAGGATCAAAAGTGTCTACACTTCCTGCAGAAGCAGTAGAACTTGAGGCTCCCATTGCGTTAGTTGGCGCCGCTTCTCCGAGTAGAGAAGGACTTCTATATCCGCCAGATCCAGCATTTTGCTCTCTGGCAGAATTTTCTTGGTTTTCAAGAAGAGTTGCAGTTACGGCTCTTTTGTGGGCATCTTTAATTTCTGGTAAATCTTGATGCTCAAGAACTGGCTGCCACTTCTTTTGAAGTTCATCAGATTGATACATATTAGTTTCTCCTTTAAACTATTTTTCAGCCTTGTTACAATATTTATAAATTATTACTTTTTGATGCTTCGAGATATGGCCTGTGTGTACATGGCCATAGAGCCGTTCACTTGGTTACTATCTTCCTCTATATTGTCAAGAGGTTCTTCCTCACTCACATCATTCTCATTTACCACTTCCCCATCTTTTGGAAAATAGTTCTCCTTGATAGTCTTCAGCTTGTCGATATACTTCTCGTCTTCTACATCAACACCTTCAGCTAGGGACCTCAATTTCTCTTTCTGAGTCTCTGTTAGTTCTTCGCTAACTTGAATGAAAGCTTCATTCTTTCTCATCTCAGATAGTTCTTTTTTAACTTCGATATTCTTTTCGATTTCTTCATTGACTGATTTTTCTAGTTCTTCAACTTTAGAAGCCATCTCATCAACAATATCTACTTTATCTTCTGGAATGTCGATATAGTTTTCTGTGAAAAGATTACGTAAACCAACCATAAAGTTTTCAACGATTTCAGAACGTATACCTTTTTCGATGGCAAGTTCATTATCTTTAACCCACTCTTCAGCGACATACTCTAGATAATCGTCAAGCTTTTTAGTTAAGTCTTCTTTTAGAGACTCTTTTTCAGCTTCGATTTCAGCATTCATATCTACTGTTGCGTTTTCTAGTACTTCATTTACTTTTGAAAGTACAGCGGCTTCAAAGATTGTTGTTGCTTTATCTTTAAAGTCTTCTGACAAATCTTCGTTACCAAATAATGCTTTAACATCATCTGAAATATCGATATCGTCTTTAGATACTTTAATTGTTTCTTTAAGTGTTGGTGCTTTTTCAGTTTCAGCTACTTCTTCATTAGCAGGTTTCATCATGGTTGTTACCATATCTTTAACACCAGCTTTATTCATTGAGTTAAGTTTCTGAACCATAGCATTGATCATACCAACTTTAGTACCGGGGAGTTTCTGAGCAGGCTCACCAGCTCCCTTTTTGGCTTCTTTGCCTGAGTTTGACTTAGGATCTGGATCTGGAATTTCTGAAGGATCACCCATTGACGCCCTTTTACCTTCGTCAATTGAACTATCATCTGACTCAACAGCTTCAACTTCCTGATCAGCAACCACGTCCTCGAGAATTTCTTCCTCTTGTGTGTTTTCTTGAACTTGATCGGACATCTATTTGCTCCTTGTTTTGATCATTTTATTAATTACAATCTATTTATAAATTTTATAGTTTTGATAGAAAATCTTCAAAGACTTTCAACTTTACATTCTCTAACTCACTTCTAGAGGCTGTTTTAACCTCATTCTGCATGTCAGCGATATCGGCTTCACGTATCATACCGTTATCCCATACCCATTCTTTGCTTTCCATAATACCATTAACAAAGGCACTAGGTGCAGATGGATCAGCAACTATATCAGCGGCAGTTGCTAGATAAAAATCTTTTTGTACTTCTTGGGCGCCACCCTTTTGCTGTAAGCTTCCCATACCACGACTTGATACACCAAGTTGAGCGCCTTCTTTCATAAGAGACTCAACTATTTTACCATATGGTGTTTCAGTCATAATTTTTGCTTTACCAATGAAATTAGAACCCTCTTGTCTTAGAGATGTTATAAGGTGTGATACTCTCTCTAAATTAATAGTAGGTCCTTGTGGATGTCCGAGTTCACCATATGCTCTCTTCTTTTCAATATATTCTTTATTATATCTTGCTACTTCATTAGCTAGAATGGCTCTTGGATAAACTCTTCCATTTCTATTTTTAATATCGCCTTGCATAAAGACACCTTCTATATGAAGACTTTTCTTTCCGTCTTTTTCTTCGTGCAGATATTGTACTTCTTCAAAGTTGTCTTCACATATTAGTTTCATTAGATTGAATCTCCTGCGGCTACTTGTGTACCGTATACTGTAGTAGGTCCACGTAATCCCTGGCCAATAAATAAATGAACTACCATCTGGCCATTAGCGGGTATTTTTATTGTTCCGACATCAGCATCATCAGCCTCGTTTCGGACTGTTACAGTTACAGCAGAAGTATGTCCACAAAGATGAACTGCTGTACAGTCATCAAATTTTGTAGTACCAGTAGCTAGTGCTGTAGATGTCCCTTTTACTGTTATTCCCATTTCTCTGTCCTTAATTATTTTGCATAATATCTAAGACTTTCATTAAGCCTTCTGGACTACTGTCCAGTAACTTTTCAACTTTAGCCTTAGTATCAGATTTTTTAATTCTTTTATCGAATGACTTAGTAATCATATTGGCAGTTTGCATATCAATCATCATCTGTTTGCCATTCTTAAACTTAATTTTTTGAGCCTGTTTATCTTTAACTATCTTACGTAAAGTGTCTAAAACACCTTCATCTAACTTTTTTTTTTCGTCTTCTACTTCGACTTCTTCTTTGATACTTCCGTTAAAGATATGATCTTGTCCTCTAGGCTCAGCATCAGATTTAGTAACTTTATGTTTAGCTACAAATTCTTCTTCCCCTTTAGAACGAGGCTTATATTTAATTGCTTCATCATCAGAATCTTTCGGTGCTATGTAATCTTTAGCATCGGCTTCGCCAATGAAATTACTGAACTTCTGTAGTCGCATCTGTTGGTTCCTCTACTGGTTCGGCTGTCGCTACTTCTGGTTCTACAGTAACTTCTGGTTCTACTTCTTGAGTTTTCATAAAGTTAGCCGCAACATCTACTCTTTTTAGTTCTACTGCTTGTGCTACTCTATCTGCCATTAATTTATTAACAGCATTTTTAAACTCACCTGAATTACCAGACATTGCAAAATTTACTGCATCTGCGGAAGTGTATTCTTTCTCAGCCATAATTTATTCTCCTATAACATATTTATAATTGTTTATTCCTCAGTTTCGCCTTCAGTCTCCAATTCATCATCGGATTCTTTCTCACCTTCAATTTCTTGATCTATTTTTTCAATATCTTCTTCAGTTTGCT